ATACCGGCTGCCCCAAAGGCTACGCTTGCGGGACTGATGCCCCCTAATGCGGATGACAGTCCACCTGTTTTCTTGACCGCTCCGGCTGCTTTAGTGTCAAGGGTTTCCACGCTCTTGGCCGCATTGCCAATCTTCGGCGCTGCGCTTGATGCGTTACTTCCAGCATCCTCGAGTGATTCGGCTATGGACGTTATGGAACTGGATTTCGAGATTTGCCCCGACACCAGTCCGCCAATGGCGCTGCCTACGGATCCGATGCCCTTCACCAATCCAGCCGAGGCTTTCACCACCATGCCGATCGGTGAGAGCACCATGCTGGCCTGCCTGCCGAATAGAGCGAAACCGAGCACGGCGGACTGCACTCCCGTAGGGAGTTCCCCGAACAGGTCGATCAGTTTCGCGATGGCCGGGAGCACGGGCTGCACGGTGTCCAATGCCTGCGCGAACCCGTTCAGCCCCCGGTTCAACGTGGTGAACGAGCTGCCGGCACCGGTCACTTTGGATTTGAGCGGGCTTAACGCGTCACCGATGCTGTTCAATCCCTCATGGATGCCTGAGAAGGATTCCTCCAACCGGCGCATGGTGGAGTCGTCGACGTTGAAGGCCTTCTTGAACGCGCCTTTGAAGTCCTTCTTCTCAATGAGTCCAGAGACCGAATCCCATGTGGTTTTGAACCAGTTGGTGAAATCACCGAGCTTGTCAGATGCAAAATTGATCGCACCTGTCAGCTGTGGTTTCATCGTGTCCAGGAAAGTGCTGCCGAACTTCTCGACGGCGGCCTCCCAGTTGCCCATCGCGCCTTCGAACGTGCTGCTGTCGGCCGCCGCCTTCTTCGCGACGTCCGTCATACCCAGATCCATGAGCGCCTTGTTGAACTCGTCGGCGCTGACCTGCCCCTTCTCCAACGCGTCGGAGAAGTTCCCGGTGAAGGCCTTGTTCTTCTTCAGAGCATCCTGGATCTTTCCTGATGCGCCAGGAATAGCGTCGGCCATCTGATTCCAGTTTTCGGTGGTGAGCTTTCCGGCCCCTGCGGTCTGGGTGAGAACCATAGTGACACTTTTGAATGTGTCTGCGTTGCCTCCCGCCACCGCGTTCAGGTTTCCTGCGGCTTCCACGAGATTCGCATAATCCTTGACGCCGTTTGAAGCCAGCTGGGCAGTCGCCGAACGTATATCACCAAGATCGTAAACAGTCCGGTCGGCATAGTCTTGGGTCTGATCCACCAGCTTGGCAATGGTGTTCGTATCTATGTCCGCGAAATTGAGTGTGGACTTGAACTTCTGGGTCGAGTCGGACGCATCCATGGCACCAGAGATCATGCCCGAGAACAATCCCATGATCCGCTGCGTCGCCGCCCCTGCTACTCCGGCGACTACTCCCCACTTAACACCGAAGCCAGAGAGCTTCGAGGAGACCGCATCGACGTTCTCACGGTTCAATTCCTGTACGCTGCCGCGGATACGTTGGATGGCGTTGGTGAACACGCCTGTCTTTGGTGCTTCTATGGTGGCCTGTTTGACATCGGAGACTGCCTTTTTGGCATCCTTGAGGCGACCTTCGGCTGCCGTCAGTGCCTCCGAGGTGGATTGTTCCCTGCGTTTCGCTGAGGCAAGACGCTCGGAAGCGGCGACGGCTTGCACCGATTCGGCACCGTTCTTCGCTATCGCCGCCGCCAACTGCACTTCGGCCACGCGCACTTTACCTGCCGCGTCCTGTTGCTTGAGCCTCGCGGCACTCATCGCACGGGCTGCTGATGCCACCTCAGACTGCAGCTTCTTCAAAGCGGGTGAAGCCAGGTCACCGGCTGAACCGTTGAACGCGCTCTTCATATCCTTGCCGAGAGATGATCCCGTCTTCGACCCAACGCCTTGGAAGGCGCGAGAGAAGATGCTGCCGCCTTCCTTGCCCGATGCCTGGATCTCCTTGGAGACCATCGACCGGAACCCTGTCATGACGGGGAAGATCGAAACGTGTCCCGAACCTACCTCGGCCCCTGCTGCACCTGTCATGGCAACTCCTCAACATTCACTCCGGGGAACGGGCTGAGTTTCGCCTTCGCCTGTTCCAATTCCTCATCGTCCGCAGGGTCACTACCCGGTTCCTCACCAATGCGCAGCGGTGCCGGCATCAGATACCCTCGCTGATGGAAGGCAGCGGACAACCCTTCCCAGCTCATCGGATAGTCCAATCCGAGATGTTTGGCCCCGGTCATGCTTGATGGGTCGGCTATGAGTGAGGAGTACAACGCCATTGCATCCCCGTAACGCAGCCGGTTACCCACGTCACCAGTCAGCGACCATCCGAGCCTGGCGAAGTCTGCAGCGGCTTCTACGCGGTCGGCTTCGATACTGCGGAGGAAGCCTTGTATTTTCCCAGTGATGCCATCTGCACGTCGGCGATGACATCCGCATACCTGTCGCCAATGGCAAGCAAGGTGACCGACATTTCACTGTTGATCAATTTACGTTTGGTTGGGTTCTCGCGCGTCAGTACCGATTTAATCTGCGCTAATGGCGATTCCTGGCCGTCCTCGTCATCGAAGTAGTCAGCCCTCACTGCCAGAGGTAGGCGGTAAGTATGTCCCTCGTAAGTTCTCACATACAGGTCGGGGAATCTGACAATATAGCGGTTTTCCAATGCCTTGCCAGCCTCGACGATTCCTGCTTCATATGATTCTTCGGTGGCTTCTTCAAAGTTAAGATCATCCGGGATATCGTTCTTCTGTACCATTCTTGTGCTCCTTTAAGATGTGGCTCTTTTATGTGAAAATCCCATCCGTATGGAGAGCATGAACCACACGGATGGGATGAATAACTTTCAGGCGGATACTGTGACAGTCACGGCAGACGATGTGGCGTCACCGCTTGTAGCGGTAACTTCCGTCGTCCCCGCAGCAACGCCGGTAACCTTTCCTGCGCCATCAACGGTCGCCTTGGACACTGCATTCGACGCCCACTGAGACGATGCTGTCACATCAATCGTCGAAGCGTCCTCCAATGTCGCGACGGCCTTCAGTTGAATTGTTGAACCAACCTGGACAGTCGGAGTAGTCCCGCCGTCAGAGGCGGTTACCGCTACCGACTTCACGCTTTTGGGTAATGCCATTCGTTGAACTTCGTGGTGGTACCATTGCCCACGCTCTCGTCTGGCTGCCAGGTCATGGTCACCGAACGGCCCTTGACGCTGCCGCGTTCGGACTGGTCCACCTCGGTGTTGGTCACCTGGATGACGCCGTTGAGACGGCGGATCTTTCCGTTCTTGTAGACCTCCTCATAGAAGAGGATCCATTTTGTGTCCGGCGTGTACGTGTCTACGGCGATCATGCCATTCTCGTCCGCCGTCTGACCAGTGATGAGCTTTCTCACCGCAGCATTGAACTCGGCAAGACCATATTGGATTGTCATGGTCGGATCCTGGTTCAGGAAATACCCCTTCTCGAAGAACTCGATGGCGTCATCCTGATCCTGGCTTTCGGTTGCACCGCCGTCCTGCTTGATCAGTCCAAGCCATTCGTACGGGTTTTCTGTCGGCCATGTGACGGTCGCACCGCCACCTTGTTCGGAAGTGAGCAGGTTCGCTGCATCGTAGGGTGCGATGGCCAGCTGTCCCGTGACCGGAATATCGACGGACTGAAGGTCATTACCCTTGCTGTCAGCAGTCATGTTTTCTCCTTATATGTAAAAAGCCACCTCAAAGAGATGGCTTATGATGACTGAAAAATGTTTGATTATTGAATGGAACCGACCGTCGAATATTCGACGGTCATGTACCGGCGTGCGTAATCGTGGTCGTCCTGAACCGGATAAGGGCCGTTGCAACCGGAATCGATGAGCGCGGCGACCGGCGACTCCCGAGCGGTGACGATCTCTTCACAGGTCAGATGCGCATAGATGAGCCTCGCGAGATCATTGGCCGGCTTATCGTTGGTCTTGGATCCCGCCAACACACTCACCCCTATGGAACGGTCGAACGTGACCGCTGAGGTGGCGGGGCCGGAATCATCACGAATCACGACCACCGGCTGCTCCAACGGAGTGGACAGCTGTTCGGGTTCCCTGTTGGTGAACCGGACCTTGGGGATGCGCGAGCGCAGCCATCCGGTGAGGAACAGTTCCATGTCTGGTGGCAGGTAGAGGGTCATTTCGCCGCCTTCAATGCGCGGGCGAGGTTGCCGGTCTTGGATTCGATGAGCATGGTTTTCGCGTCCGTGCCCACTACCATGATGGTGTCTCGGTGCGCTCTGGATACCGTGCGCAGTTGCAGGCCGTCCCTGTATGCTCCGCTATCGACGGGGGCACTGGCTTTTGCGGCTTGCAGCACCTTTTCGGCTTTCTGAGTACAGAGGCTTTTGACGCCGGAGCTGCGCAGGATCGATTCGAAGAACGAGTCGTTGAATTCCACTTGTGTCTGTCCTGATGCGGGCATCAGCCGATCACCTCCTCAAGGTTGCATACGATTGTCGGCTGCCAGCCGGTGAAGGCGTTCATGTCACGAGTCGGGTAGCCGACCACGTTCCATTTGCGCCCATCAGAGGCCAGTAGTCGGTCGCCACGTCTGACATCAAGATCGGGATTGTCTGAAATGAATTGAGCCGTGCTGAGCACTTCGCTGCGCATGGCATCGTCCTGTTCGACGCTGGTGAGTGATGCCAGGGCACCGTTCACCTGCATATCGTCCGTGTCAGTCCAATCGCCAAGCGTGCTGCTGTCTGGATCGTATGGGTCAACTACCTGTTTCCTGCGTTGGCGTGTGAACTGTTCCGTGTACCGTAGGGCGAACATCGAGTTCTGCTCAACATATTCCGCTGCGGTGCTCATGACACGCCCCAGGTCAGCTTGTACGGCTGCAGAGCATCCTTTTCGATCTGTAATAACGGGATGCTTAAAGGCGCTCCACCCGCAGTAATGAACGTGACACTTGAACCGTTCGTGGACTGCGATCCGATGACTCCTGGCCCTGTGGAACCGCGTTGGGCGAGCTTCAGCATCAACGATGTCACGTCGGCGACTTCAGCTGCGTCAAACCCGTGTTTCAATGTGACCGTGACGGCACCTGGACTGTCAGGGAAACAGCCTTTCCGGAGTTTCACCGTTCCTGCCGTGCTCCAGTCAATGTCATCTTTCATTTCAACACCATTGATTATGAGGCTTGAGATGTCGGTGACGTGCATGGATGGCAGGAGCAGTGTGCGAGCGCCGTAGGAATCCAATCTCAGGGTCTGTTCGATGTTCGGGGCGACGTGCCAGCCGCAGTATGACCTCACGGATTGCTGTGCGGCCTTGATCCATGTCGATGAATCCACCACCATATCGTTGGATACCAAGTCAGGAATCATTTCAGCCATCGCCCCGTCACCTCACTTCCCCTGATTGACGGTGGAGGTCTTGCGCTTCACCGTTTTGGATGCGTCCTTGTTCTCCGGTACGCGTTTCGGGACCTCAACCGCGCCTTTCGGCTGTCGCCCTTCCCCGAACAGAAAGGTTCGCCCATTGAGTTCATAGGATTTCATCATCATCGATCACCTCATGCCGCAGCGCCAAGGGTCACCTTGGCGATAGCTGCAGGGTATTTGACCTGCAGACCGAGACGTTCGCGCAGACGCACGGTGATCTGGTCGTTGGTGAAGTCATCCCCATGAGAGTTTGTAGACTCTATACGGACTCCACCCTTACGGAACACCTTCGCCGCTCTGGAGAATGCGCCGACGACGGCGGTGCCCTTCGCAACGCTGGCAGAGACCACGGTGCGCAGCCCCCACAGCGAGGGATTCTGCATGATGCCGCCATTGCCGTACTGTCCCGCGAAGAAACCACCGCCGAAGTACTGCCCGTTAGCATCTTTCGACAGGCGGATGCTCTGGTAGTCAGCTGGGTTGATGACGATGCCATCAGCAGCGAAACCGGTCACTTCCTGCACTGCGGTGATGGCTCGGAAGATCAGATCTGGGTCGCTGTCCTTCTCCCCCGTGGCGTTGACGATCGTCTGGATGCCATCGCGGTTGAGTACGCCCCTGATGGAGTTGCTGGTACCGTCACCAGAAAGCAAAGCGAGTTCTTCGCGCAGTTGCAGATCGTAGAGTGCGGTCGAGTTGATTTCGGATACCACGTAGTCGGCGTCCTCTGCCATGTCATCGGTGATCTTGAAGAATCCCG